ACCAATATACCATTTCCTAAATCGTTTGGACCTAATACTCTCATTGTATTTTTTTATAATAAATACTATGGAATATCAAATGTTTTTTGATTTTGATTTAGATAGTTGAAAATATTCTGACCTTAGAAGTTCATCTTGATATACTGACTTAGCAATTTTTTTAATTTTTTCTTTCAATATTTGTGATTTAAATTCGAGCGAATCTTTTAAAAAAAGTGTGATTTCCAAGCTCATAAAACTTTTTTTATTTAATTGTATCCCACTTGAGCGTAGGTCCAAATCAACTATAGAATTTTTTTCAAACACATCTTGGTCTATAACCTCTAACAAATTATGTTTAATTTGTCTATTTAAATTTCCCGTTACTCTGTCCCAATTTTCTACTTCTTTCATTGGTTCAACCCAAGATTGTATGTTTATGTAAAGTGATTTAAAATTTATTGAATCTACCGTTCCGTACACACATTTCGCATTATCAAAAATTGATAATTTCGATGTTTTTCCTTTTTTCATTTATTGTTTCATCTAAGAAGTTTTATTGTTTGATATATTATAATCAAAAAAAAAGTATTTGTCAAAAACTTCCAAAATTCAACTATATTTATTAAGATAGTATTATGATAGTAATAGAAGTACAAAAAGGTGAAAGTATCGAAAAAGCGTTAAAACGATACAAGTACAAGGTCATTAAGACCAAACAGATTGATATGTTACGTGAAAGACAGGAATTTGTCAAAAAATCGGTAACAAAAAGAATGAAGAAACAAAAAGCCAAATACAAACAATATCTCCAACACATGGAAACAAAATAAAAAAGTCCGACTAAATCGGACTTTTTCTTTATAACCCTTGTTCTAATTGTTTAAGTTTATATAACGAAATCAAATCAGATTCACTTTCTTGTATTTTTTGAATTGTATTACCAATCTTTTCTTTTAACTCAGAATCATCTGACTCTGTAATTTTATCCGACAATTTTGATATGACGTTTTCTTTGATTAATTTGATTTCTTCTGAAATTTGTTTTTTATTCAAGGACAATAAAGATTTTAACTCTTTTTTATCTTCTTCAGAAATATTTGAATATTCTTTATTGAATGTATTTGTAACAATTTTCAACATAGATGAAATTGGAATGTTTACACTTTCTTGAACTTTTTCTTTTTTTGTTGAAAGTAAAAGATTTTTAATTTGTGTTTTTGTCTCTAATATTCTTTCAAGATTTGTAATCTTATTTTCGTAAACTACAAAATCAATGTCGGAGTATTCGTTTTCAACATCACCTTTTAAATTTGTTTTTACCCACTTGTATAGTTCATCAATTTTTTTCTGATTAGAAGAAATTAAATCAGATAATTTTTCGAACGATTCATTAACGTATTCACCCGCAATATCTTTGTTGATACCTTTTTGTGATGATAAATCATTATAGATAAAGTACATCTCAGAGATGGCTTTGTTGGACAAGAAGTTATTTTTGAACTCTTTCATAACGGTTTTGAAATTTTTTTTACCGTATGATTGAACCATTAGATGGTCTAAATTTGATTTGAATTGTCCGAACTTATTCATAATATTTTTATTAATAAATATTACTTATTCAGTAACTCATTAAGCTTATCTTCAATTTTACCCAAAGATTTTCTTCCTTTGGACAAATCTAGTACATCTTGACCTCTCAAAATGTCATCCTCAATTAAAAGATTCATATCTTTATCTTTGATTGATTCGGGTGTTACTGCAGCGTCACCACCACCTGGTGCTGGTGCCTCAGGTGTTTCAGGAGCTCCTGTTTCTAAAGATGCTGGCTCACCAAACCCACCTAAATCACCGATAGCCGGTTCTGTTGTTTCACCTGCAGGTTCTTCACCCGGTGCTGGTTGTGTTCCTTTATTACCGTATAACTTATCCAAGTTATCAAATATACCTGTCTTAGTTATCACTTGAGGCGTTTGTTCAAGTTCGGCAGCAACAGCCTTTTCAATTCTTTGTTGTTGAATGTCAAGTTTAATTTCTTCATCTGAGAAACCAAGAATATGTTTTTTAGCCCATGAAGACGAAACTGCCTGTATACCATTACCAGGGTCACCAACGGCGTCTTTGTAAAGAAGAATTTTTTCTTTCCAAGTTTCTAATTTTAATAAATCGGCCTGTGACGATGGGTTTGTTAATCCTAAAACAAAGTTGTTTAACTCATCTTCAAATCCAAGAACGTATAAGTGAATTACCGCAATTTTATTTAATTCTTGAATCATAGATTTTTGGATTCTATTAATAGTACGGGCAAATCGAATATCTTGTAAAGATAGATTTTTACCATCACCTACAACATCTTCAAATCCAAGAAACGCCTTAGGTACTCTAAGTGCTGTTAATAATTTCTTTTGGATATATTCAATATCCGCAATCTCTGAAAGATTTTGAGCTCCAGGTAACGTATCAATAGGGTTTGGAGCATTAGGGTCACGAACAGGAATAAAGAAATCTTGGTCAACGGCCATTTGGTTGAATCTTAAATCCACGTTTCCTGTTTGTGGGTCAGCAATTTGGTCTCTTTTGAACTTATTGGCAACACGTTGTACATACGGTTCAACATCCTTGTCATCCATGTTTCCAACAAAAACTTTGAACACACGTCTTTCAGGTGCTCTTGAAGTTCTGTATACTAACATCGCATCTTCTGACAAAATTAACTGTTTCCAAATACGACGGGCTTTTTCCAACATAGAAGTACCATACGGTAATTTTCTGTCGTCACCCAATAATCTAAAGTGAGCTATTTCCCATGTGTTAAATTCTAAACCTTTTTCATTCCAAATAAATTTCAAAGCGTCTGTAGTAACATCTGTTTGATATTTTCCTGCAGAAACTTTCATTCCTCTTTCAATTCTTTCGAGTTGAATGTTTGGCAATTGTTGTGTCCCCATAACCCCTTTTTCAGGGTCAAGTTTTAAGTAGACAAAATTGTCTCCATACTTACAAGTATTTCTTGTCCACATAGGTAGATTAGTATTGATATCCAATCTGTTATTGAACAAGTCTGCAAGTATTGATTTAATTCGCTTACTCTCAGAGTATATTTGTAATATAAATCCATCTTCATTTACTGTTGTTGATTCTTCGGCATATATATCAAGAGCTGCTGATATTTCAGGAGTATACTCCATACTTTCATAATCATAATATGCGGCAAGTCTTGTTGGTTGATAATATACGGCTTGAGTATATAAATTACTTTCAACTTTAGTCCATTGTTGACCCAAATACATCGACTGTTGAGCTTGTAATTTCTCTCTTTCGTATTCTTGTTTGTCGGGAGTTTTAAGTAATTCTTTTTTATCAAACTTATAGACAGGTGCTTGCTGGTCCAAAGTTGAGTCGGGACCAAATACTCTTCCAAGTCTTTGCCAAATCGTTAAGTTATTATCTGCCATTATATGCTTTCAATTAAAAATAGGTTCATTTTCAAATAAAGAAATAAATTTATTTACCGAATAACCATAAATACTTCTGATAATCACTTTGTGTAGGTTGACCAAATTTTTGATTGTCCCTTCCGTAGTTACCCATTGATATTCCTGGATTGAAGTCTTTCATCGAACCTTTTACCGGTGTTTCATTTACCGTCCAACTTTCCACCATGGCTTTTGTTATTTCCGTTACCTTTTCCAATTGTGAAAATGAAGTCTCACCAACATAGATTGCCATCGCACAAGACATAATAAGGTCATCATGTTGTCCCTTAAGGTGGTCAGGTCTACCATTCACGTAAACAAAAGTGTTTAATTCATTTAACAAACGACTTGACCTAATGTGAAATCCATGTCTTAATGCTTCTTCAAACGCAGCAATAATCTGAACTCTTTTTGAGTTAAAATTTATTCCTGGAATTTTTTCCATTGCCTTTGGGTCGTACTTCCACTTATCGGCAACGTTTACACCATCAATGTATAAATTTTTATAACCAAGTTCTTGTAATTTTCTTGACGTGGATACACCCATACCTCCCGTTATATCAATAACAACAAATGCATTATACATAACAGCCCATTTTATAGCTATTTCTGCCGCAACATCTGGTGGTATCTTTCCGAGATATTCCAACACCTGTTCTCTTTCATCAAAATCAATAATGTTAAAAGTGGTAAAGTCTTCAGAATCACCTCGTGAAACGTCAATACCCATAATGTATTTGTGACCATCAACAGGTTCCTTCCACTGCCATATAGCACCACCCATAAATTTGTGTTCAGGATTTTTGATGTCATTTTCTTTCATCCTTTCAACTACGTCAGGCGGGATTACAGAATCACCTGAACCCAAGAAGTTACATTCCAATTCCTGTGCAATTTTTCTTCTGTCAAATTTTAACTTTTTTGCCATTGATTCAAACCAAGATGAATATGGTTTATAACCATCAGCAAACTGTTTTTTTATTTGGTCAAAATCACGGTCATATGGATTAATGTCTGTATAATCAATGGTAATCTCATCATCTTTATATTCTGCACGATTTAATAGATAATGAACTATATCTTTAACTTTTAAAAGTTTTAAATCTTTAGAATATCGTGGGTCACGATACCAATACATTTCCGTGATTTTGAAATCATTCATACCACGAAGGGCTTGGTCGTAAATACTGTAATAAATTGGGTCGAATCCGTTGGGGGTAGAAATAACAATTACTTTACCACCTGTAGACAAAGATGCCATACACGCAGACCAGAAATCATCATCAGCATCAATAAAGGCTGCCTCGTCAAAAATAAGAATAGTTGGAGTATAACCACGAAGAGCATCCTTTGAAGTTGCAACAGCTTTTACCTCGCAACCATTCGATAACTTAAAATGTTTTTGTGCATTTTTGTCATTGGAAAATCCCACACCTAACCAAGACGGCCATTGTTCAACAAAGGCTCTAATCTTGTTTGCCATTTCAATAGACGTATCCTGTTTGTTGGCAATAACAAGAATTTTTTCGGGTTTTGTTTTGGACGCAAAAACCAAACGTTTTGAAACCCAAGCAGATGTAATTGTAGATACTCCCGCTTGTCTATATTTTAAAGCAATATTTTCTTCGTAATTATCGTAATCTTCAATTAACCTTATTTGGTCATGAAAAAGGTCTAATGGAACATACTTGGATTGTGTGTTATCGTAAGTCTGTAAATATGTTCTAAGCGCGTAAGGTGTGTTTTTTACGCATTTAGCATATTCTAATATTGCTTGTTCTTTCGATAACGCCATTAACCATAGTATAAATCATTTATGATAAATCTATACCTAAACCACCCAAAAAGTTTCTGAAGTCATCATCGTCTTCTTCGTCATCATCATTAGAACTAATAGCGTCTTCGTAGTCGTATTTTTTAAGTTCTTCGATGATTTCACTAACCATTCTTTTTACGATTTGTTTTCCAGCTGGTGTTCTACCCATGATTTCTTTTGCAACTTGAAAAAATTCTTCAGTACTTAAAGCTGAGAATCTTGAAAACAAATAGTTTTGAATTTCTTTTAAATCATCCTCAAATAACTCATCAGGGTATGATTCTAAGAATCTTTCCCAAATTACCGGACCTAATCTTAAATCCCACATTTCGTATGGTAACGTGTCTTGTGACATCATAACCATCTCGGCAGCTTTAGGGTCGTCAGGTAAACCTTGTGTACCTAATACTTCATATACACCCTTAAGTAACTCGTGAATCAAAATAGGGAAAAACAAACCTTTAACTTTAATAGTCGGAGGGTCAGTTTTATCGTCAACTTCTTCAGTTCCTTCAACACCTTGACCAGTTTCTCCCATCATATTCATCATTTGCTCCGGCATAATCCAATACAACAAATCGTTAATTGACATTAAAACACCATAAAGATTTAAAAGTCTTGGGTCAATTCTATTTAATTCTTCTTCAACTAAACTAAACATGTAATGTCCTTTTTTAGATGCCCCTTGAATTAATGAGTTGATAAATCTTCTTTTAGCTTTTTCCAAATCAAACTTTTCAAAAGCCTTCATGAAGTTATCGATATCATCTTCCGCATCATCTTCAGATACACCAAACTTTTCTAAAATATCTTCTTCAGATGGTTCTTGAGATTTTTTTGGTAATTTAGATGTGTCTACTTGACCCATACCTGATGTTAGTTCAACATCAAATTGGAATGCGTTTTCAGGTAAAGACATTTCTTTTTTAACCAAGTCAACTGATAAATTTTCTAAATATTCTTTGTTTTCGTTCTCAATAGATTTAACAGTTTGAACGGCTTGAGACATCATCATCATAAGCTGTTGGAGACCGTTCATTCCTTGTGGAATGTTAGTTAATCCAGTATATCGTTTTACTTTATCAACAACGTCTTTAAATCTTTTAGATGCAATCAACTCTTCAAATGTTGATACGTCACCGTCATCATTAATATCAATATCCAACGCAGGATTATCCGAAAACGGAGTGTCCTTATCTTCAATACTTTTTTGAATGTCTGGTGACATTCTTTCAGGCCCATCATAACTGATTGGGGCTTCGTTAATTTTAATCCTCGTTTTCATCTCTGAATTGAATATTTAAGTTTTTGAATTTTAAAAAATCAGGTAACTCAGCTTTTGGTGCTGGCTGATATTTTGGTTGGTATGGTGACTTCCTATCAGGTTTTGTTGGTGTTTTAACCGGAGTCTTAACAGGAGCCTCTTTTGTGTCACCAGCC